CTGGTGATGGGATCATTATCAAAATATAGATGGTGGAAATCCTTATTAGAGAAATATCATGAACCAGTTAGATCTCCACTACAAGCATATTTACTATCAAAAATTGAGAGATATGTTATTGATGTGAATTCTAATTTGAAAGGTTATATTGAATCTTTTAAATTTGGGAAAGTTCATCAAGAGTCAGATGTTGTTTCTGACAAACTTGCAGGTGTTATGTCATTGTTACCTAGAGTTTTAACAAAAGGCCCTAAGATATTATTTCAACAATTATTGTGTGAGATGTATTTTACCATGCTATTCAATAAGAATCAGGATGATCCAACTCATGCCACATTTCAAATATTAAATAAGATGCTTGATGGTGAAGAAACATTGCAAGTAGTTAAAAATGGTACAGCTTTACACACTGGTGGTTCAAAGCCAATTGATGATATGAATTCTTTAATTGATGACCCTAATAAAAATCAATTCTCTAAATTTGCTATAATGATTGGATCCAAATTGCAATCATTGGATCAGTCAAATAGGAATCCTGCTGGATTGTCACACATAAAAGCATCACAAAATAATTTCTTGAATAAGCCCTTATCTGAGTTTGCCACATACAAATCTAGTGCTGAATTTGAGCGGGATCATTACAGTGATGATGTGAGAACAAAGAAATCCAAAGATACTAAAACTAAATCCATTGATAAATTGGAAGAGAGATATAGGGAGGGTGGTGAGGATGATGAAGATCCGATTAGCCATGTTTTCCCTAGACAGAATAGGAGAAGACGATGCATTGAGGGAGTCATTGATCTGATGAACAAGAACTGTGTTAGGTCTTTTGATGTTATAAAAAGAGATATAACTAATGAGATGTTTTTTCAAGTATTTAAGAAGAATCAAATAGGTGGGGCCAGAGAAATCTTAATTTTACCAATAGAAAAAAGAATCACCATTAACATATTAGAATCTTTTTCCAGATTGATTTGCAAGGATGATGAAAGGGAAATGCTAACACATGGTGACATTAAATTATCAACCATGAGAGATATTGTTAGAGAAGTCAGGAGAACAGATAAAACTAAGAGGATTGTATTAAATTATAATTTAGATAAAACCAGATGGG